GTCGTGGACCCAGTTCCGCTAAAAATTGTTCGTAAGAGGTAAACCTAAATTCAATCGTCGCGTACGCATTTTTGTGGTTTGTTCGTACGCGACGTTTTGCTTTGTGGTACGACTTATACGCACCCTGATTAGCCACGCACTCGCTAGCCGGCTTTTTGAGCCCATCCCAGCGGCCGGGGCAAGCCTTGATAGCGCACGACCGACATAAAAGCTGTCGATTTTCTTTTTGCGCCTTTGCGAGTAGGTCTTTTCTCGTGGTTCGTTCTGTGCCGCAGTCGGGACACGCTGTGTTTACGTAGCTGTGGTGTTGTGCCACGGGGACCAAGTGGTTACCACTTTACTCTATGTCCATTTACTGCGGTTTGCCCAAAATGCGGCACTCATTTTTCCTTTGGCGATATTTTTGGCGTGTCGCGCCTTAAATGATGCCCTTCTGGCCTTGTCCGACGCTGATTCTCCTGTTTGTGCTGGTGAGCCAGATACGCCCTGCTGACCGAAACGGATGAGTTTTACGGTGGCGCCTTCCTTTGCGAGGACTACGTGCGACTTTTTTGGGTGGGATGGGGTGCGCTTGGGTTTGTTGTAGCCGGCGAAAGTTTCGCCACGGTAGTTAATCGTCATCGGGGTCTTCCTCGATGTCCTCTTCTATTTCCACTAGGACCTCTACGCCGTTGAAGACGTTGCCCATGAAGCCGGCGAATAGTGGGGCTTCGCCGGGGGTTTTGAAGTCGAAAGTGACTGCCGTGCGACCTGTCTCGGCGTCAACTTCGATGTAGGTCGGGTAGCCCTGGAAGGTGTGGATGGTCATTACATCGCTCCAAGCAGGGCAGAGACGGTCGCTGTATTGCTGCTGGTTAGTGTAAGGAGGTGTACGCGAATGTAGCGGTTTGCTTGGTTTTGGACGTAGTACATGATTGTTTCGTCGTTCGTGATTGTGTTGGCGCCAGCGTGTTTGGTGACGATGGTTAGGTGGCCCCAGTTGATGCCGTCGAGGCTACCGTCGAAGTCGAACACTGCTTGTTTACCGCCGCCGGTTAGACCGGCTACCGTGATTTGGATTGCCCAGTTGAGAGCGACGGCTTCTGTTGTCGGAAAAAAGCCGACTGTGGTGCGGGAACCTAGGTCGTAGACGGTGAGTTCGCCGTCATATACGATTCCATTACCGAGGGCCATTATTTTTTACCTTTCTTAGCAGTTTTGGCCGATGCTTTGAAGGCAGCGGCGGTTGGGGCGCCCTTAGTTCCAGGCTTACGCATGGATTCGTTGCTGCCGGCAGCGATGCGCTTGCGTTTGGCAGCGATGTTGCTATACAAGCCGGGCTTAGCCATTACTTCTTACCTTTTTTGGTGGGCTTTTTCATGCCGGCCTCGCTCATGGCGATGGCAATTGCTTGCTTACGGCTTTTTACTTTTTGGCCCGAGCTAGATTTCAAGCTGCCCGATTTGTACTCGGACATTACTTTTCCTACTTTTTTCTCGCCTTTTTTGGGCTCTTTCTTTTCGCCGTAATGGCCGGGCATGGTAAAGGTGCATCTACCACACACGATAGTCGGTTGAGTGCATTGTTTCCGGCTTGGCGAGGTTGAAAACCTGGAGACACATGTATCCCAGTGCGTCGAAGGCGTGATCCACTCCTAGGTTTTTGTTTGGGAGGCCCGTGCCGGGGGCGTAGGTCAAGGTGCGGAGGGATTTTATTAATTCTTTACATCTCGGATGGATGAAGAGGCGGCGGGTTCCAGAGGCGTCGAGGAGGGCGGTGTTGACGCACGTGATTTTATCGCGGATTTTCCAGGGTGCGCGAGGGCTGGATACTTTGAAGCCGGACTTTTTTAGGATGGTGTGGTCGGTGTATCCCACGCCGGCTGTTTTGCGGGCGCCGCCTGTTGGGTCCGGACAGGCGATGATCCGGCGCTCCACGCCGTAGCGGCGTTGGATTTCTTCGCACAGATCCCAGGTGGTGGCACCGCCGGTCATGATGATTTCGTCGAATACCCACAGGTCGTTGCCCTTTTTCACCGCGCAGATTGCGGACATCGGGTCGATGTTGAAGTCCACCCCAATCAGCAAAGGGACGATTGGCAGGTCTTGGACGATTGGGTCGATGTTCGAGTCGGAGAAACTGACCGCTACGAGGCCGCTGAGGTTCTCGAAGCTGGCCTCAAATTCTTGCCGGAATGTACGAATGTCGAGTTGACCTCGGGCAGCCTCGATTTCTTCCGCTGGGACGTTATCGCCCTGGATTGTGGTGAACTGCCACCGGACCCAGTTGGGGTCTTCGGCTTCCGCGCAGTAGCACCAGAGGTCGTAAAACCAGCTCGCGGTGCCGTCGGGGGTGGAAATGAACAGGGCCCAGCCCTGTTTGTCTGCGAGGGCGGGGCGGATTACCTCGAACCAGACCTCTGAGTCCATGAAGGCGGCTTCGTCTAGTACTACGCCGGCCAAACTTCGGCCCCGGAGCGCCATTGCGTTCTCGACGCCCTTCAATTCGATGGTGCTGCCGTTGACTAGCTCCAGCTTGAGGTCGGTTTCGTTTTTGGATTTGATCCAGGCGCGGGGGACAAGGCGTTTTAACGCTTTCCAGGCGATATCCTTCGCCATTCGGTACGTTGGGGCGCAATAAAAGAAGGTTTCGCCCGGACGTTCGATTGCTCCACGCAGAAGTTCGATGCAAGAGAGGTAGCTCTTGCCGAATCGGCGGCCTGCTACGAGGACGCGGAAGCGTTTGCGGCTAGAAAACACCTCGCCCTGTGCCCACCGCAGCTGCAGCGAAGGTGTGTCGCTCATTTTTTAGGGGGGTACTTGCTTACAGTATCACAGGAATTGACCCCCTACCCCCGTGGGTGTGTAACAGTAAAGAGAAATTGGTTTGTATCAGTAGGTTCCCAGGGCCCTGTACACGCGCTAAATATACCGAACCGTACCCCCCTAAGTGTAAGGGAGGCCGGCGGATTGGCTCAGATAAATATACCTCTAAGTGATCTCCACAGAATCGCTGAGCCTACATCTTTGCCGCCCATCTTTGTATTTAAGATGATTAGTCCGGTGATTAGATCAATTGCCATGATGTTTGTTTATTTGTTTGTTTGTTTGTTTGTTGCTCAGCGTCCTAGGACGATCAGCCGACATTCCGCAACGGAACCGCCCCGATTCTCACAACGTGCGAGGGCAGAGTCAGTGGAGGGGTTGAGTAGGCCCACCGCAAGGGTGCAGCCCATAAACAGCAGGAAAGGCAGGGGGCGGATGAGGTTAGCCATGGGGTGGGGCTGTTTGTTACTGTGCAAGTCTAGCATCGGATCAGCCCGACCGCGAGAGGCCAGGGCCGGGATTGTCGCATTCCGTAACGCTATGCTTCGGGATTGTACGGTTCTCCAGTAGACAATGGGAGAACAAGGGCCAGGGTTGGTCGGTAGGGTCTCAAGCTTGCGACTGCTGAGACCCGGCGAAGCGTGGAGATCAGTTTGCGACCTCTGCAGATTTAGGAGTAAGATACTCAACCGCACGTTGTGCAGACTCTAAGATAGATTTAGCACGTTCTAGGTTAGCTATTTTATCGGCTTCATTATCAGAATAAACATAACGCAACCCGTTAATATAGCTACGTACACCATAGGCCAACTGGTCGGCCGGCAGATTAGTCAACTCGAAAACAGTGCGAGTCTGGCCGTTATTGTCCCGAACAGTTACGCTACGATCCCGAATATCAACCGTAGATTCAGTAGAGAAGTGCAGCGATTCAGTAACGGTGCGAGTCATAAAAGTTACCTAGGTTTGGTTTGGTTTGGTTGCGGGGCTGGTTTGCCCCGCTTGATAGAATCCTACAGTATGGGAGAAACCCTTGCCGGATCAGCCCCCTCAAAAGTTGCGAAACTTAACCGTGATAGCCTGCCAGCTTCTCAGCTTGCCTTGCCTGCCAAGAATCGAACCTATAGTCAACCGGCAGGCTAACCTCACCATTCCAGGCAGCATCCCCGAAATACCAATCAAAGGCTTTTGAGTATACCCTACCGGCAGCAGGGCTAAATACACTCAAAAGCGCGTTAATCCTACTTTTAGTGGTAGTAGTTTGCCAACCCGCATCGGATACAGTAAATATATCAGTAGTAGGATAGAAACTAGCGA